ATGTTAGGTTTTAATCAGGACGAGTACCTGACCAGTGCTCGTGACATCATTGCTGCGCGCAAAATTGCTGAGCAGGTTGCAGAAAATATTCATCAGGCGGGTTTTAGTAATATATTTTTCGCCTCGGTAGGAGGCTCGCTGGCGCCCATGATGGCGATGCAGGAATTTGCCAAAGAGGTGACCGCGTTGCCAGTTTATACCGAACAGGCGGCGGAATTACTCTGTAAGGGAAATAAAAAGCTCACCAAACAATCTGTCGTTATTACGCTGTCCAAATCGGGCGATACCAAAGAATCGGTCGCTATTGCGCAGTGGTGTAAAGCGCAGGGCATCCGCGTGGTGGCCATCACCAAAAACGCCGATTCACCGCTTGCCGCCGCGGCCACCTGGCATATTCCGATGCAGCATAAAAACGGCGTGGAATATGAGTACATGCTGATGTACTGGCTGTTCTTCCGCCTGGTAGCGCTTAACGGAGAATTTGACGGCTATGATCGTTTCGCCAGCCAGCTGGAGTTGTTGCCGGAAAACCTCCTGCAGGCCAAACGCCAGTTCAACGACCGCGCCGATGAGATTGCCAGCCGTTACCATGCCGCAGATTATATGATGTGGATCGGCGGCGCGGAGATGTGGGGCGAAGTTTACCTGTTCTCAATGTGTATTCTTGAAGAGATGCAGTGGAAACGCACCAAATCCGTCAGCTCTGCGGAGTTTTTCCACGGCACGCTGGAGCTACTGGAAAAAGACGTCCCGCTGTTTCTGGTAAAAGGGGAAGGGAAGTGTCGACCGCTTGACGATCGTATTGAGGCTTTTGCCCGTAAAATTACCGACAACCTGGTGGTCATCGATCCGCGGGACTATATCCTTACCGGTATCGATGATGAGTTCCGCTGGATCATGGCGCCCTGCGTCGCCTCTACTCTGCTGGTAGACCGTCTGGCCGCCCACTTCGAGCACTATACCGGACACAGCCTGGATATTCGCCGCTATTACCGGCAGTTTGAATATTGATAAAAGTGAAAAAGGTATAATCGCTGAGAGAATGGATTATGGGGATATTTCAGACGAGAGTTCTGGTGTCCCCTGCATACATCTAATTCGCATGGCAGGGGATTGATGGGAAAGGAAAAAATGAGGATGGAATTTATTTTTACCCGTGGTTTTACCCATCGAGGCGGCTCAGGAGCTTTTGCTTGAACTCGCAGTGATCACTATATAACCACCGCGCCCGGCCATGGATCAGCTTACTCTTTGGGAGGGTGCCGTCTTTGATGCGGTCATAGATGAATGTCTTTCCGAAGCCAGTATCTGCCATGATGAATTTCAGATCAACAAGCGAGTCGGGTTGCAGGTTATGTTGCATGGGGTTTACCTCCAGACTGGAAATCGAACTGAGAAAGAAAAAAGAAACCGCCTCGGTGGGCGGCTATTCGGATTCAAATTCGGAAATCATTCGGTCAATGCAGGCATCCGTTTCAGCATCCTGTCCATCAGAACGCTTAAGTACGTCAATACATTCTTCGGCGGTGAACTGCATGGCAGTGAGAAATTCGACTATAGCAATCTCGCCTATGAACCGCTCTTGGTCAGTAAGGCATGACGCAAATACGATTCGTATGCTCTGCACAACCTTTGACTTAACATCGTTGGGGTAGTCTGTGTTGATCATTTATCCTGCTCCAAAAAAATGCCCCGGAATTCGGGGCAATGACAACAAGGGGATGCTTTCGCACCCAATAGCCAGCTCATAACTGGCTATCAGTTGCGTCATGTTTTTGGTGGCTCAGGTAATGGCATCCAGTGAGTTGGGAAAACTTCACCACAGCTTGCGGCAAAGAATGGAGGGCCTGGTATGTAAGGCAATTGGTACAGTGCTGCTTCATATCCGTAGTCTTCACCATAGGTAATGACGTCTTGTCCAACCTCTGGCTTTAGTTGATTAACATCAATCCATTCCATAATCTCTCCTAAGCCACCCGCATAGCGCGTAGCTGTTTAATGTGTGCTGTGGTTTCTATGTCATCCCATATCTGCTTCAGCTCCGCACCGTCCACATATTCAAAGTCAGCGTTAAACCGCATCATGCTGGCTATGCAGTTATGGCCGTTTCGCTGATAGTGAACTGTGTCTGATTTGGTGCGGAGTATTTTGCAGAGATGACCGTGGTGGTCTGTGTAGAAGCTACCGGGCAGGATTATCCTGAACATTGGCTGACTCCTGCATCATGAGAAAGACAATCATGGCAGCCAGTAATGGGTTAGTGCTGCTATGGGTGTGCGCGTGATGCTTGACCTGCCCATTGCGCATTAATTGAAAGGCTACCCACTCCTGCTCATACTCATCAAACCCAACTCCTATCCCATTACTGTGCATTAATGGCCAGGCATCAGATGAGTTATGGCAGTAGTTCTTCTTCCCTTTCATTCTCCCTTTGTCATCACGGAAAGTGACACTTCCATCCTGATGGATAAAATACGCATTCCAGCCAAGCGCTTCTCCGACAGCCACATTTACTGCATCAAAGGGCATCATTCCGTAATCCATCACACCACCTCATCCACTTTTAATCCTTCAAATTTCACGGTCGCGGCAAACATGTCCGGCGGGTCTCTGAAAAACTCAATTTTGTGAATTCTGAGAATTCCAACCTTTTCATTGGTAAATTTAATCAGAAGGGTGTCGCCACCTTTCGGTACGGGAGCAAACAAAAACCCCACGTTGGAACAATGCCCCGTTAATGAGAACTTTCGCTTTTTGTCAAAGCGATCGAGTCCATGAAGCGCATGACCCCAAAATTGCTTTGTATAATCGAACTCTTTGCTATCTTCCCATGACTCCCTGCGCAAAAAAGCCATTAACCTTTGCAGCATCACAACCCCCTCTGCTTATTCTTCATCTCGATTAACCGCTGGCAGTCACTGCACGTCTTGCATCCCGGCACAGCAACCCGGCGCGGCTCTGGTATGCCCTCTCCGCACGATTCACAATGCTTTGCTGATACTGCGTTACGGTTGATGCGGTGAGCGGCAATAGCGTTTTCGCGGAGCATTTCTTCAAGCTCGCTGGCTTGATCGATGAGTTCTGCTGTCATAATCCGACATCCTTACCCAGCCTCTCGCTGAATTGATGAATGTGGTCACGCAGTTCTGTCAGCGTCTGCGCTTCAGATTCCAGGATTTCCTTGTGCATTAACTCGCGTACAAGGTGTTCAAACTTACTGAAATAACCCAAGCGCGAGAGCACTTCCTGACCGGCTGATTTGCCTTCCTTTGCAATCTTCTTCTCATTCAAAATCAGGTCATGCGCCGAGCCTGTGACGACGTATTTGTCGCCTAATTCAATGCGTAGTGATTTGCTCATGATTAATCTTTCTCCGGATCAAAGTTGTGCCAGTTATTCCGCTCTAAATTCCACCACAGCCGCTTATCTCCAACTTCCTGTATGCTGCGTCCGGTAATCTCCACTATCTCTGCGTTGTTATGACGCCAGAACAGCGCGATTTCTTCCGTTTTCCAATCATTCATTAGTCACTCCTTACATGGCCGAATCTGCCACGATAGGTACGCATACGGTCGTCAACGTATGTTGGTTGAACCGGGCCAACAATCTGCCATCCGGGGCGGAACGAGGCTTCGTAATTATCCTGATGCACCCGGTTAGCCCACAACTCATCCATGTGTCGCTTCGTGCGAGCTTCCTTGCTCTCTGGTTCGAAGGGTCTGCCGAGTGTTTTATCGAGGTGGTCGAACAGCCGCACCAGCACCTCTTCCTTGGTGCCAGATCGCTTTGGTGGGCGTAAGTAATCCGCCCCGGGAAGAGGTGATGGCATAACGGGCTCCGGAGGGATTATTTAGTAAGCTTTTGCCAGATGGCGGAGACGTATTTGGCCTGATGGATGGCATCATCAAGCGCGTTATGGCGGATGCCTTCGAACGGCATGTCCCGCTTAGGGTCAAACCCTATAACTTTTCCCATCTCTACGATGGTTCTAACATCACGATCATTCCACCATTGCCATGGTGGTTGCTGACCTGTGAGCGCATAGCTATTACGAAGAATCACACAGTCGAATGAGGAACCATTCCCCCATACTTGCACAAAGCGCGGATTAGCATGCTTCCCAATAAAATCAGAAAGCCAAGAAAGGGCGGTTGAAAGGTCTTGTGCATCTCTGGTGAGGACTTTCCTTGCGTCTTCGCCTTGCTCCATCCACCACAAGATAGTCGATGCATCGGGGAGAGCTCGGTACCGCATGGAAGACTCAAGAGAAACATTTACCTGAAAATCGTCATCGCCGATACCAGTGTTTGGGTTAAAAAATACAGCTCCAATGGAGACAATAGGCGCATATGGACCATTGCCCATTGTTTCAAGGTCAATCATCAAATGGTTCATAATTATCCTTAGAATGGGATGTCTGAGTCATCGAAATCCATCGGTGGCTCATTATGCTGAGATTGGGATTGTTGTTGCGGTGACTGGCTCGATTGTTGTTGTGGCTTATTTCCGCCACCACCACCTTCTTGCTTGCCACCAAGCATCTGCATGACACCACCAATTTGTGGGACGTTTACCTCTGTGGTGTATCGCTCCTGCCCACTTTGATCTGTCCACTTTCTTGTTCGAAGCGCGCCCTCTACGTAAACCTGTGAGCCTTTGCGAAGATACTCTCCCGCTATCTCTGCAAGCTTTCCAAAAAGCACCACCCTGTGCCATTCAGTCTGCTCTTTGGTTTCGCCGGTGGTCTTGTCGCGCCATGATTCAGAGGTTGCCATCGTCAGATTTGCTACTGCCCCTCCATTGGGCATATAGCGAACCTCGGGGTCCTTTCCTAAGCTGCCAACCAGAATTACCTTGTTAATGCCTCTGCTCGCCATTTATGCCGCCTTTTTGAAGTCTTGTTTGCGCAGTTTGAAAATTTCGATAACCTGTTTCTGATGCGGTTCTGAATCGCCAACCGCAGCCCATGCAGCCTTGTAAAAATCAGTGAGCTGCTGCTCGCTTTCTGATTTCATGGCTTGTTCATTGAATGCGGTGATTACGTCATCAAGAGACGGAGATGGCGGTGGAGGAGGGAGGGCCCATTCAGGCAAGGTAGGAGTTTCCCACCAGATGTTTACGTATTTGTTTGTCTGCTTATCCTTAAATGACGCTTTATTCCATGCGTTCTTTCTTTCTGCGGAACAGACAGCAAAGCGCTCTTCCAACTGGTAAAGATAACGACCAATACCCCACTGAACAGCTGCGCGCTTCATTGCGCCAGATCTGCCTCCTTTCACCCCTTCGATTTGTGTATTTTCTGCCGCATCCCATTTAGTAATCCATTCGCCATCGAACTTAATAGATATGCCGCACTCAACGCCGCCATTATTTGGTATGTCTCGGTATTCATTACGCCAGTTCTGCTTTCCGCAAACTTCGTCCAGGCGCTTCATAATTGCCCGGTTTGTCACATAGCAAAGAACCATTGCCCATGGACCGTTGGAGGCCATGCCACATTGCTGTACGCGCCATTCAATATCTTCACTGGCAAATGGCGTGTCTAAAAGGTCGAGGTTCATGTGAAATCTCCTGCAAATTCCTGCCAGCTGATCGGCTGATTATTGCGCTCGGTTTCCAGATGAACTGGCGCTTCGTCTTTACCCGGCGGCGGTGTAATCACGTCACGCATCAACCGGACAAACGCCTCGTCATCCCATAGCTCTGCGACGTTCATGCTGCATTCTCCTGATGCGTTACCGTGTAACCCTGCTCAGACAGCCATTCCATTACGACAGCGCTGTCGAGCTGTGATAGCACCTCTCTGGTGTCTACCGTTCCGGACAGCACAACGCCTTCCAGTTGAAGCTGTATAGTGTTGTGAGGCCCTACAGATGTGCGCATATCCACGCACTCGCATGTAATGTTCATTGCTGACTCCTGAATTTGGTTGTGCGCTTCCCGTCTGCGTAGTGCCGGACAGGGAGTTATGAATGGGGGAGGGGAGTTATTTGCCGAGGGCTTTGGCGATTGCCCTTTTAGCTTTTTCGAATCTGCAAATGCACTCGAAATCATGACCGCATGACTGTGTATTTCCGGATGATGAGGACATGAAATCTTGCAGCGCTTCCAGCAATTCCGGGGCTGCGGCGATAAGATGAGCATTGGCTGCATATTCATCACGCCGCTTTTCATCGCTGGTCATGATGAATCCAAGCTGCAAACTCGCTTCATCCTGTCTGCAAATGCGTACATCTTTACCGGACCATGGCCCCGGCGTTCCTTTGAATTCTTCCATCACACCCTCACTTCAAACGAATTACGATTAACCCGCATACCCAGCGCTTTACGCTGAGCCTCATTAGCCTGCTCCAGCATGTCCGGATCATCCAGATAGCGAGCAATGGCCTTCTTGCTTAATGCGGCGCGGAGATTTTTTGTATCGACGATGCACTGCTCGACGATGTGACCGAAGCCGGCGATAAGCATCTGGTCCCGATTGAGCGTTACCTTGTTGCGTGGCGCTCCAATTTCAGTGAGCAGCCACGTGTAGCCGCCAGCCATTTTCGATACGTGGTAAATCTTGCCGTTGTGGGTGACTGTCATGATGCCTCCTGCGTATCTTTTAAATCGGCACGCAGATGGATTTCTTTGCCGTCACGCGCAGGAAAAATAAGCACGTCGTCACGAGCAACCATTAAGTGTGCAACTGCAAATAAAGCGTCATCGGTAACGTCGAACTTTTCGCCGGTGAACTGGCGGACATCCGGAGTTAATTTGCTTTCTTTAGAGCGACCAGCAAAGATGCGTTTAGTCCGCCATGAAAAACCTACCGTAATTGGATTGCTCATAATCTCTCCTGCCCTTAAAGCCGGGCTAGCTGAACGTTGATAAACCCACTGCGCATTTAACGGGAGCGGTGGATAGCCGCCCATGCATGTCTTTGCTCTCTCGTAAAAGAGCAGGGAGATGCAATAAAAAACCCGCCGGAGCGGGTTATCTAGATAAATTTCGGTACAATTCCTTTGCTTTTTGCCTGGCATAAGCGCGGGTATGGCCCCGGCTAATCAGGTAGATCGCCTTGCTGTCAATCCAGTCTCTTTTTTGCTCCTTAGAGCTGCGGCTATCGAAAAGCCAGTTTCCTTTGCTGCCCATCGCTTTACCCTCTTGAGCTAATAAAAGGCCGCCTAAGCGACCTGTGAGTAATCTGTCGGAGATAAGCTTTCCTTGCTTATCATCTCGAACTTCTTGCCGAGGAAATCTGTACGCTCCTCAATTGACAGCTCCCAAACCGGGATGAGTATCTTCTGGCAGAACAGGCCTGTGTCCATGGCATCCTGCGCGGTGGCAAAGTACATAAAGCTACCTGCCAGTTCGTTGCTTACCCGAGAAACCTGATCGGCAGTTCGGTAGCAAATTTTGTATTTTGGAGCCAACACTTTGCCCATCAAGTCACCTCAAATAAGTGGAGTAGATTACCGGGCGGTAACCTGTTTGCTTGTACGATGACCAGCTGCGTACATCGCCACTTCTGGCAAACACGCAGATCCGGTCGAACTGTTGTCACGCAGACTGCCGAGCGAAGTGGCTCTGTCTACGCGGCTCATATCCTGTCTTTTTACCTGAGACGCGTTCTGAGCAGCCTCAGCGCGTCGTTTAGCCATCAGCTCGCCACGTTTCAGATAACGCCGTGTAACGCTGTTTGTTGCGATTAAATTGGTCATATGTCCTCCAGTGGTTGCTTTGGTGGTGACGTGCCGGGCGCTTATCTTCCGGTTGCTGTCTTGCAGCTGCACTTCGCATCACCCCAAAGCAACTTCCTTTGGTCTCCCACAAGGGCGGGAGAAGTAACCCCATCGATGTTAAATAAGCAGCCTGACTTCCTGTCTGGCGCGGCTTAACTTCCTGTGCCGCTGTCGATTTTTCGTTTCGATGGGTTAATAATCACAGAATGTGTTTGTGTTGTCAACACGATTTGTGATGAATATTATCACGGCGCGTGTTCGCATTGATTTGAAAGGAAATTTATTTTTACGCAGGCAATAAAAAACCCGCCGAAGCGGGTTTATGTATCTTAAGGCGATGACTTAAGAGGGGAATTTGAACATCATTTGAACGGCCACGCCGATGATTTTGCAGTTGCCGTCGATGGGAATTAGCGGATAGGCCGGATTGAGCCCTTTCAGGTATTTGTTGCCGCCATCTATGACCAGCTTCTTAAACGTCGCTTCGTTTGCGTCGGTAATCTTAGCAATCACCAGGCTGCCGTTCTTGGCTTCTTTGCCGGTATCAAACAGAACCAGCATGCCTTCCGGTACGCTAATGCCGGTTGGTGACGTCATTGAATCTCCCTGGACGCGCAGCCAGAAGCCGTCTCCGTGAATGTGGCAGTCTGATTCATACCATTCATCCACCTGACTAAGATTATAAGGCTCAACAGCCTCACACCACTCTCCCGCGCTAACCCAGCTAATCAATGGGAACCTCTCCCCTGGTTGGTATGGTCCTTTGTAATCATCACCAAAAAGAAGCTCGGCAGGTGTAACGCCTAATGCTTTGGCAATGACGGTCGCATCATCGACGCTAACACTGCGAGAGCCTGATTCATAGTTACCTATCCTGGACTGTGACGCCCACCCACACAATTCCGCGAGCGCCTTTTGTGATAGGCCTCGTTCTTCGCGGATCCGCTTAATTCTGGCTGCAATATCTTCGATTCTGTTCATGCGCACTTTGTATCACGCCTTGTGTTAAAAAGCTTTACACGAATTGTGTTGACCAATCATCACGATTTGTGTTTAATGATGCTGAGTGACCATTCTTGTAAGGACAAATATGAACAACATTGCCAACGAACGTAAAAAGCTTGGCATCACTCAATCCGAGTTAGCTGGCGCATGTGGATGGAATCAGTCCCGCCTTGCTAACTATGAAGCTGGCATTCGTGCTCCCGATCTGGAGTCATGCCGCCGCCTGGTTGAGGCGATGAATAAGCTGGGTAGCAAGACCTCACTGGATGTCTTGTTCCCGCCCAAGAAGACAGCTGCTTAAGTAACACCGCTCTTTAACATCGCTGCTCATCCTCTCCGCCCATGTGGAGATAACAACTACGCATCACAGGATGCGCATTAACTAATTCAACTTAAAGGAAGTATCACAAATGGAAAGCACAACCTCACGAAACAAAGCCCAGGCTCGAAAAATCGAGTCGTGGATCCTGAATCAGATTGCGATGAAAGGCGCGTCGAACGTCGCCAAAGCAGTCGGGATTGATAAAAGCGGAATCACCCGCTGGAAGGAAACGATGCTGCCGAAGCTGGCAATGCTGCTCGCTGTACTAGAGTGGGGCGTCGTAGATGACGATATGGCGCGGCTGGCAAAACAGGTCGCGGAGATACTCAAAAATGAAAAGCGCCCAGCTGTTGGTAGCAGCCTGGACGCCTAAGAACACACTGTGTTACGCCAAGTAACAGGAGACATTATGACAAAGCACTGTAAGAAACTCCAGGAAAAAGAGGAGCGTCGCTATCCCGATGCACCTGAAGGTCTTGTCGTTACCGCCTCAAAGAACAAAGCGTTCGCTGAACGGTTGATTGGCGTAATTCGTCTGGCAATGGTCACTTCGGGGGTGAATCGTGGGCGTCGTTAAGTTAGCAGACTACAGGCCTTCTACGGAGGTCGTGGAGCGTCAGGTGGCAGATCTCGATGATGGCTACACGCGAACCGCTAATGCACTGATGGAGGCCGTGATGCTTTCCGGCCTGACTCAGCACCAACTGCTGATTGTGATAGCTGTGTGGCGCAAGACATACGGATACAACAAAAAAGTGGACTGGATCGGCAATGAGCAGTTCGCAGCACTTACTGGGATGGCAGCAACAAAATGCTCCACCGCCAAAAACGAACTTATCAGGATGGGAGTTCTCACTCAGACCGGTCGCCAGATTGGAATGAATAAGAACATCTCTGAATGGAAAACAAAGTTTAACGGAATCGGTAAAACATTTACCGAATCAGTAAAACTAACCTTCCCTAAATCGGTAAAACGCACTTTACCGAATCAGGAAAACACAAAAGACAATATACAAAAGACAGAAAGAAAAGATCCCCCTAAATCCCCCAAGGGGGAAATATCTCTCGCTCAGGAAGTGATGGATTACTTCAACGAGATAACCGGGAGTCGCTGCGCTGCCTTAGCGCCTTTTGAAAAAGTGCTCACCACCGTTAAGAGCAAAGACCAGTGCTACACGGCTGAAGAGCTGAAGCTGGTTATTCGCTGGGCGCACGTGAATTGGGGCCATAGCTTCAAGCCGGAAAACCTGTGTCGCATGACCCGCTTTGATGGCTACCTGTCAGACGCTCTGATATGGGCAGACGGACAGGGCAGCAACCCTGCAGCTTGCCCTCATGAAGAAATCATATCTATCTGGAATTCAAAATTTCCAGCCAAAGCAGTGTCCCTACATGAATGGAGCCGTCGCCGCCCGGCATACCGGGATCTGGAAGCTGTCTGGAACGGCAAAACCTCACAGGGCAACTGGCGTGAGCTGAAGCACATGGGAATGGCTTTCGAGCTTATTGGTAAATCATCCCTGTTCGCCAACAAGAGTGGCGAGGCTTGGCTGACCCTGGACTGGATCCTGAATCCCAGGAACTGGGGAGCTGTCTACGAGCAGGCTATCAACGAGCACCGTATGCGAAAAGGAGTCACCGCATGAGTCGGTTTATCGATATTTACGTTGAGCAATCTGTTATTGGCGGGATCATCCTTGCTGCAGGGCGTCAAGAAGGCGCTGACATGGCGACTGATGCGATTGAGGGGCTGACGGAAGACCACTTTACAGCAATGGCCCATAAGGTAGTCATCCGGTCTTTCAAGCGCATGAACGAGGCAGGATTGAAGATTGACCTGCTGACGTTGACTACTGACCTTGAGCAGTTAGGCGCACTCGACAGTGCAGGTGGATTCGCTTACCTGGCTGAATGCAGCAATAACACACCTTCTTTTGCCAACCTGGCAGCTTACTGCGAAAAACTGCGTGAGATGTACCTCGGGCGACGGATGACTATGGCTCTGCAGGTAGGAATCCAGAAATTGTCGGAGCCATCAAGCGAAGGGATCGCTGACATCATCGGCAATATTCAGGCCGACATATCCGGAATTGAACACAGCGCCGACTACGGAACGGAGCACATCACCACCGGCATAGACATGTCACTGGACACTATCCAGTCGATTCTCAGCGGAGATATATGGAAGCACAAAACCGAGCTGGGCATGTCCACCATCGACAGTGCTTTCGGCGGATTTAATAACACTGACTTCATCGTCGTTGGCGGTCGGCCTGGCATGGGGAAAACTATGTTTAGCACCACCGTTACTGAAACGGTCGGCCTGAAAAACAAAAAGCCTGTGCTGTTCTTCAGTCTGGAAATGCCTGTTGAGCAGATCTCCGAACGTGTCGCGTTCCACCGCGCCAGAGTGAGCAAGGAAGATTTACTCAGCAAACAGAGCGGGGTGATGGATGAGGCGTGGGGGAAGGTCGGTCACTGCATGAAGGATTTCATTGATGCCCCGATTTACATCAACGACAAGCCATCCCTCAGTGTTCACCAGGTGCGCGCGGAAGCCCGTCGCATGAGTAAGAAATTGGGCGGACTTGGCGTGGTTATCGTCGATTACCTGCAGAAAATGCGCATGTCAGACCCTGAGAACATGAATCGAAGCGTTGGTGAGATTGCGACCGGCCTCAAAAATCTTGCGAAGGAATTACGTTGCCCGGTAATCGCGTTGGCCCAGCTCAACCGTAAGGTCGAAGAGCGTGCAAACAAGCGCCCAGTCGCAGCTGACCTGCGCGAATCCGGCGTCATTGAACAAGAAGCGGATGTGATTTTCATGATCTACCGGGATGAGAAATACAACCCGAACACCGAACTGAAAGGCATCACTGAAATCATCTGCGTTAAATCACGACACGCGCCAGGCGCAGAGAAAACCTACCACTTCAGCAGCCGCTATTCAGGGCTTGATCCGGTGGCCTTCAACTACGCCGAACAGCAGGAGATTGAAAATGACTATGAGTGCTGAGAAAGACGATCGGCAGGCCTTGGAACGCGCGATGCAGTACCTGTATCGGATTTCTGCAGAGCTATCGCTGGCAGATGGCTTAAATCCAGAAGACCAGTCACGCATCGATAGTGCCAGACGTATGGCTGCAGATAACGCAGTGCGTCTTGAAAATCATTTAAGGGGCTTCTGATGAAACGTAACAGTCAGACTCAACGCATTTTTGAATTTGTGGAACGCAATCCTAACTGCCAGTGCTCAGACGTATCGAAAGGCACAGGTATCTGCAAGGCAAACGTCGCATCAACCCTCAACAGGCTTCATTTCGATTGCCGTGTCCGGCGCAGTGGTGAGCAGGGCGGTTATCACTACATCGCAGTTGGACCAGCAGAACCTGCCGTTAAGAAGCCGAAGAAGCAGCCTGAAGAAACTGGCCCGTTCGGATGCGCCAATCCCTTAACCAACCTATTTAATCAGCGCCTGGCAGAAGTCAGGGGCGGGAGAAGAGCATGAGCAATCTTCCCGAAGAAATAAAAACCGTACTGGCAACCGAGCCACTTTTCTCTGCCGTCATCCAGCAATGCCTTGAGGAAGAGGAGCTGATCTCAAATTTTGAGAGGCTTCACGGCCTATACCGTCCTCCGACACGACAAACACCAATCGAAAGAATGGTCGATGAAGCTACGGGATTTTCGGACGACCAGTGGGCGAAGTTTTTCACAGTATTTATCCCCTTTGTTTACCGCTGCGTGTGGCTGACATGGGAAGGAAGATTTGAGGAGCAAAGAGCATGAGCCGAGAAAAGTTTGAGCAAGCAATTAAGGCCCGATTTGCTGATCTGATTGACTATCGCATTTGCAAAAATGGTGATGGCGAATACATGGCTTGGGATATGCAAGTTGCCTGGTTCGCATGGCAAGCCGCCACAGCATCAATGCAGGCAGAGCGCGATCAGCTGGCTGCTGAGTGTGCGGCGCTGACGAAAATTGTCGACTTTGTAACTGACCTTGATAACGAGCCGCAGTATCACGATGACGGCATGGGCTGTGGCCTTGAGGACAGAAGCATTTCCAGTATCTATGATGCTGCTCGCTATGGATGGGATGAGGCGATGGAGCGGATTTATGGAGAGGTAATCCCGTGCGCTGATGAAATCGAAACACCCGCTACGGATCGCTTCCTCGCCGAGCTGCGGGCCAGTGCTATTCCAGAAGGTTACGTGCTTGTACCTCAAAAAATCTTCCTTGACCCATCCGACATTGAGTCTATTTGCTCGCAATGCGGTGACGGCCATGAATCTGGGTACGGTGATTTTACTGACGGACTTCTCTGGGTTGGCAACATTCAACGTGACGATGGAAGCATTGTCCATGGCCTACATATTTCCTCAGCAGATTACACAGAGGAAGGTGGCGTGACTGTTTGCGAGTTCGCCGCCCAGCTGCGCAACGAGGTGAAAGTATGAGCCGTCATTCGAACACAACAGCGCGCCTCGAAAAGAAGGTTTCAAAAACCTGTAAAGTGCTGCTGCTGGCGTTATTCCCCAGCCTAAGAGGCAATGAGTTTTCTATCGAGAGCGACAGCTTCCGTTCATATCGCGACACCGTTTGGCACGATCAGCATGTCGTCTGGTTCGGTCCTGACCACTACGGCGAGAGCGACTATCAGGACTGTGAATGGCTGCTTTACTCCTGGCTCATCGACAACACGACGGACTGGGAAGGAATGTCAAAAGCTGAGGAAGAAAACGACTGGCAGGAAGGAACCAACCTTGAGCCGTTTTATTCACCCTGGCGCGGCGCTTCTCGCGCTGAAATCATCAGCCACTGCCGTGACTTGGTAAAAGCTGGCGTGACACTTGAGAGGATGCGCTGATATGAGCATGAATAACATCAACGAACTGACGGCGAAAGCAGCGAGCACCATTGGCATTCTGGAAAATATCGCTGGTTATGAGCCAGGCGACATTGACGGCGATACGGTAGAACTGCGGTTTGAGGATGAGGCCGGATGCGATACCGGCTGTGATGTGAGCATCGTAGAGCAGTGCCAGAAAGCCGCTGATGTAATCCGGGCGCTGACAGAGGCGCTGGAAGCCGCAGAGAAGCGCAACACTGAGCTTGAGGCCAGAACGCTCACCGTGAAGCTGCCGAAGCGTCGAACACACGAAGACTATGTAGACGCTAGGTTTAGCAATGCAGACCTGGCCGCCATTTATAACGCGACTGTTACTTCGTACACGCGGTTAATTGAAGCGGCTTGCGATGAAACAGGCATCAAATTGCAGATCGAGGGGGAGTGATTATGTCCAATACAACCTTAACGCTGTTTTCGGCAAATACAGCCTGTGCGCTGTTAGTGGGTGAGGAATAAGCCATGACACAACTGAGCAATAACAAGCTAGCAGGATGCAGTCTGGTTCGCCTCTTAAACGCTGTGAGGGAAGCCGAGGACAAAGCGGAGCGTGCGGATAATCTCTCTGATCACTCGTTCTATCGAGCGCTAACCCTCGCTCTTAAAGAGCTACAGGAGCGCCGCAGCGCTGCCGAAGCGCAGGAGCCTGATTACGAGCTTCATAGAGACGCTAATCGTTACCGCTTCCTGCGTGATAAAGATGCCTTTGGGGATGAGGATGCGACGGATTTAGCCAGTTGGAGTGACCTTGCGGAGTTGGACGCTGGAGAATTTGACTCCGCAGTGGATGCAAGGCTTCTTAATTGTGAAATACCGCAATATATCCTTACTGAAGCACAGGAACGAACGGCAACAGCAGGAGTTTATGCAGAGCTTTACCGGTTGCGGGCAGAGCTAAAAGGCCCTGATGGGTTTGATACATGGAAGGATGCAGCAATAGCAGAAAGAAAAAACAGGGTTGAGCTAGAAAAACAGGCTCAGCGCGTGGGGGATATTGACTATTTCGGAGCGATGTCGGCTTTCCACTCAGATGAATGGCATAAGATGGGGCCAATTACTGGCTATATGCAAGGTTGGAACGCCTGCCGCGCCGCCATGCTCCAACCGTCAAGCGGGGCTTTACAGTTGCCTGATGCCATCGCGGAAAACCGGCTTAACTCTGGACCTGACGCTGATGATTACTACGTCGGATATCAGTCAGGCTGGAATGAGTGCCTAGAAGCTCTTTGCAAAGCACCTGCAATCCCGGAGTTTACAGCTCAAGCTGTCGACGCCGACACCACATCAACACAGTTCGAGTCGCTTTCATCGCAGGATAAACCTCGCTGTATCTGCATTGAGTGTGGCGCTGCCGTTCCCAATCCTGAAAAGCCTCATCGCTGAGTAAAACAGGAGCCAACCAAATGACATCAATCCTCTACGCAGTAGCAGTAATCGCTGTACTCGGGCTGGCATGGAAAAACGGGAAGGTGGTGTGATGGCAGATGCATTTCGCGCAATGATACAGCGAGCCGAAGATGCGGCTGGCAAAACTGTTACCACTGAGGTGGAGCTTGTTTCTTACGTCAAGGAGCGCAGCACAGGAACGTCTGAGGCACGTTATTACGTTAAACATAGCAACCAGCAGACGGTTCTTGAGCAGGGCATGACTATAAACCGTGACGGTTACGGGAATTATAGTGCCAGCATAGTGATTACAGATTTCCCATCGCAGAAGACGCCTGAAGAAGCAGCGCTGAAATTGGCTGGCTGGTTGAAGCGCTTGGGTGAATCCATTGAGTTCAACTTCAAAAATATGGAGGTGGACGATGCCTAACCCCATCCTCATCATCATCTCCGCAATTTTGGCGGCTGATGCTATCAGAACCCTGTTGTAACAAGCCCCGATACTGGGGCTTTTTGTTGCGTGACGTTTTGATAATTATCTGTAGATAGGCGATAATAGAGATACGGATAGCCTGAACAACTATCCGTATCCACTGCGCTTTGTTGGGGACGACAAAGTGCGAAACACAAAGAGTACATCACATCAAATTTCACAGATGCTGCAAAGCACCTGCGATTTTCTGCATTCTGCGGTTTCCGTTCTGGAGGTCGCATGAACTTCCCGAAAGATGGCATTCGCCTCCACATCACTAACTTTGACGCCATCGGCCAGCAACTGAAGCCGATGCTGGAGTCAGGGGGCTGTTACCGCCTGGTGATTAAGCCATGGCGAGACACTCGCAGTCTGTCTCAAAATTCTATGGCCCACGCGTGGTTTGCCGTAATCAGCGAATATCTCATGAAGCGAGGTAAGTCATTCGCTACGCCTGAGTGGGTGAAGGATGCGCTGAAACATACCTACCTCGGCTATGAAACCACTGAGCGCGTTGACGTTGTTACTGGCGAGGTTACAACCGTTCAGTCACTGCGCCATACCTCAAAGCTGGAAACGGGAGAGATGCACATCTTCCTGTGCAAGGTCGAAGCATGGGCGATGAACATTGGCTGCCATCTACCGATCCCCGATAGCAGCGAGTTCCAGCAGCTGCGCGATAAGCAGGAGGCATGATGACACCTTTTGCCAAAGTCATGGAGCGCGTCATCTTCCGTATGCCAAAACGCCGCCGCAAGGCTGCTCCTGCGCCATCAGAAATCCCAACCCTGAAGGACTATACCGCCCGGCTCATTGATCAGAAATGGCTGCGCCTTGCAGCACGGAGGAAACATGCGTAAGCCAACCCGCCGCACCTGCAAAATCTGCAAAGAGAAATTCATCGCCACTTTCGAAAACGTTTGGTGGTGCTGCCCTGAGCACGGCGCTATCTACGCTATCGAACTGCGCACTAAAGAGAAGGTGAAATCCGAGGCTAAGCGCATCAAGGCACAGCATGAAGCAGAGAAAGCTGATCGCCAGCGCCTTGCTGAGAAGAAGCAGCAGGTTAAGCCGGTCAGCTACTTCATCAAACAGGCTCAGCAAGCATTCAATGAGTTCATTCGATACCGTGACCGTCATTTGCCGTGCATCAGTTGCGGTCGCCACCATGAAGGCCAGTATCACGCCGGTCACTTCCGCACGACAGGTGCCAACCCAGAGCTGCGCTTCAATGAAGACAATTGTCACAAGCAGTGCGCTCCCTGCAATAACCACCTGTCCGGAAACCTCATCGCATACCGACCGGCGCTAATCGCCAAAATCGGTCAGGCACGTTTTGATGCGCTGATGGGGCCGCATGAACTACCGAAGTGGAAGCGTGAAGACTACATCCGGATCCGCGAAGAATACCGGGCGAAGCTCAAAGCAATGAAGCAGGAGGAAGCAGCGTGAACGTTCAAAACACTATCGCATTGCTGGAGATGTTCAGGAGCAGAAATGTCGCTGCTGTACGTACCCCCGCTGGCGTCATTTTCATGGGAGTTTCAAATATCTCACAAGAAGAGAAGAAGCGCCTCCTATCAATCCCGCAAATGGAACTGGATGCAGCTTTACGGTGGCAGAAATGACCAGACTGCAGATAGAGCAGTACGAGCTTGAAAGCATCCTCCGCGCCGGATTCATCTTCCCGCGTCGAGGTGGAGACGACACAGCACAGCAGATCATCAGCAACAGTGAGCGCCGCAGGGCAAAGAAGAAACAGAAGCAGGAGATGCCAGCATGAATACCCAGTATCTTGAGTTTGTCCGTCAGCAGCTGATTGTGGCTACCGCCGACTTGAGCGGGGCGACTAAAGGCCAGCTGGTAGCCTTTGCTGAGAATGCGATGTTTCAGGCGACTCCACGCAGTAGCGGACGGAAGAAGATTAAAGACCCTGTTACCGGTCGCATGGTTAATCCGGGCAGCCCGCCGATCCCCGGCCAACAGTCGCGCGCAAAAGGCTCACACATTCCCCTGGTGAATCATGTCGAGTTCTGCACGTCCTCATGGCGTCGTGCTGTGCTATCTCTCGATGAGCATCATAAGGCATGGCTGCTCTGGAACTACAGCGAGAACACCCACTTTGAGCACCAAGTGGCGATTACCCAATGGGCTTGGGCTGAGTTCAAAGAGAAACTATGCGGTCGCAAGGTAGCCAGCAAAACACTTGACCGACTCAAGGCGTTAATCTGGCTTGCGGCTCAGGATGTGAAAGCTGAACTGGCAGGGCTTGAAACTTACGAATACCAGAAGCTGGCGCAGCTGGTCGGAGTAACCCCAAAGAACTGGTCGGAGACATTCACAGATCGCTGGGTGGATATGAAGGCCATCTTCCTGACACTAGACCGCAACGCTTTATTGCAGGTGACGAGATCACGTTCACAGCAAAAGGCGACAAATTTGTCACCAAGTCTTGCAAAACTGGATTGAAAAGGCTATATTTCGTGTAAATATGATATTGTGCGATAAGTTTATGTGTTGCACGCAAGTTAAAAATTAGCCCGCCATCACAGCGGGCTTTTTTGTTAGCTCTTTAGAGACTCGGATAGCATCTTTACAGCTTCAGTGATTATTGCTGACTGAGGCTTTCCGGTTCGCTCAGAGAGCGCGGCGATTAAGTCGATCGTCTCAATGGGAAGCTTGAAACCTTTTGATTTCACGCCTCGCTTTTCATCGCTGCGTCTCTGGATGTCTGCTATTGACTGCGCCATTGTTCAACCTTATATTTTGAGTGATGGGTTGGAGGGGATTTCTCCCCTCCGCCTGACTGTCTTAGTAAGCTGGCCAGCTAATCACTAAGAGAACAATCAGGATGATGATTAACTTCATCATAACCCTTTCCTCGTTAGCCCCTGCTCCGGTAGGGGCTTTCCCGTTTCAGCGTCTTGCTGATGTAATAATTATAGATGCACCTATATTTTAAAGCAAGCTTTATTTTCTGGAAATGGTAAATAAATTAATCCCTTACAGAAATGCAGGGGTTTTTTGTATCTGCACAACAGGTAAGAGCACTGAGAACCGCCGAGACTGCCTCGAAAGTCGTAAGTCCGCGCAAACGTCATGCAGTGCTCTTTCCTGTGTGGTGAATTAAGCGAATACCGGAAGCAGAACCGGATAAACAAATGCGCTCAGGCGTCATCGCCGCCCAGCAACACCACACACTAAACCCCAGCCAGGGTATCGTCGGCCACAGAGCCGAATTGCTTCACCCTCATCTTGCCAGCCTAGCGCTGGCTTTTTTATCCCTAAGCGTTGATTACTCAGCGCCAGAAAGCACAAAACCCGCACAAGGCGGGTTCGTGAATATGGGCGGCAAGAGACTGCGCTAACAGCCTCCTGCCATCTTGCTCATGGTTTGACTCACGAACAAAGACCGAAGGCCCACACCGTCTGATCAGACAAGTTGACCTTAAATCGGATTTGTTCAGCTCTCAATTGCCTGTATTCCTAAATGTGAACAAATCCCCTAGCCGGGGGTGGAAATGAACAAGATGCCATACAAAAGCGATCCGAACTTCTGGTCAATCCTAATCGCTTTCGGCATGACGATCATCGGCGCAATCGCAAGTTACTCCTTTAAAGTCCTTGGCGGCGAGGTGTTCAGCTGGCGGACATTGTGCCTTCAGCTAATCGTGTCGATATTCGCCGGGTTAACCATGGCTTTAATAGCGGTTCACTACAGATGGCCTCCAGAAGTGATGGGCGCTACCTGTGGTCTTGCTGGTTGGGCTGGCTCCTCCTTCATTAAATCCCTTGAAAAACGCTTCTTAAGCAAAGTTTCCGGGAAGGAGGAAGCTAATGACTAAAGACCAATTCATGAAGGCAGCCGGGATCAACCCAATCCTCGCTGAAAAGTGGTATTCGCACATCATAGCGACGATGCAGGAATTTGGCATCGATACGCCAAAGCGTAAGGCAGCATTCATAGCGCAGATAGGCACAGAGTCAGGTGGTTTTCGATCTGTACAGGAATCACTTAATTACTCTGTGGCTGGTCTGGCTATTTTCGGAAGTCGGCTCACAGCATCACAGCGCGAACAGCTCGGCAGAAAGCCTGGTGAGCCTGCGCTCTCTTTGGCGCGTCAGGCCGCTATTGCAAATCTGGTATATGGCGGAAGATACGGCAACAACCTGAATGGTGACGGCTGGAAATACCGCGGGCGAGGACTCAAGCAGGTAACTTTCAAATCAAACTACGAAGCCTGTGGCAAGGCTCTTGGTCTGGATTTGATTAACGAGCCTGATTTGTTGCTGGAAACAAGGAATGCAGCCCGCTCCGCTGGTTGGTTCTGGAAGGCTAACAACCTCAATCGCTTTGCTGACAACGGAGACTTTGCCGGGCTAACCAAAGCTATTAACGGTGGGCTAAACGGCATCGAAGACCGCCGGGCACGGTTAAAAGTTGCGGAGGATGCGTTATGTTAAGCCTCTCAACTCTCAGGAATTACATTCCTATTCTCTTTGCAGTCATCATCTGCTTCTTCCTCTACAGCCTTTACAACACGAACGAGCAGCTTCGTATCGTGAACGCAGGGCTTGTGAAGGAGGACAAAGCGAAAGCTGATCGCATCGAGAACCTTCGCAGCAAAAACGATGACTTTGCGAAAACCTTCGCCAACTTCACAAAAGCTTTAGAGCGCACAAATCAGATTGCCGAAGACGAGCGAATGCGTCGCAATCTGGCCGAGCAAAAAAACCAGAGGCTACAGGATGAAATCAAGCAGGCACTTAAAAACAATCAGTGCAGCATCATCCCTGTTCCTGATTCTGTCGTTGACGGCCAGCGCCTGCAAGCAGACAGAGTACGAAATGGTGAAGGCGCCAGTAACACCAATTCCGACAAGCCTGTTAAGTGACTGCTTCGTCCCTGAAGTACCTCAGGGGATGACGTTCGGTGACAGCGTTGTCCTCAATTCAAAGCTAATGGATGCGCTTGATGACTGTAATGGACGGATGGCATCCATCAGGCGAATTGAGGCTGAAAGGTTGAGGTCGCAAGAATGAGAAGTCGTGAGCGAGAAGTAACACTGCTCTATGGAATCTCTATCATTCGTGATGACGTTCTTAACCACCCTCTACCGAAACTATCTATTAAAGACCGTGCGCTAATAGCAGCTCATTTCATCGTAAATCTGGGCGCGCTGGCATGCATTGTCATGCCGCCGGTGATCATGATTCTGAGCCTATTCCCTTAACCGGATTAACGGAGCCAAAAATGGCAGAAATTACCCAAATGACAGATGCACAAAAGCTCAAGCTCGAAGTCTTCCGCATGGTGATGGGCGACTCTGCCGCTACCGAGAAGGCGATTGAGTTTATCGCGGGTAGCGAACTGAACTTCGAGCTGTTCAAAGATGCATATAGCAAGACAGCAAATGAAACTACCGCTCTTGCTAAGACCGAAAAAGCGATCCGCGAAGCAAAAGAAGTTCTGGACTTGTTCGCCTGACAGAGGAGAAAGACCATGGCTACACGCGAGGTTGAGTTAACCTCCAGTTGGACTCAAATCACCGATGGCACGCAAACAGTACAAATTCAGGTGATGGGCGGGACTATGTGGTTACGTGATTCTCCTACTGTCAACAACGGGTAA